TACGGTTTGAATGATGCTCGTCCATATTTCAGCACTCATAATCATTTATTTGATGATTCCATAATACGATCAAGGTTGTAAAAAGGTTCCGGGCACTAGAAAACTTATTCACATTTGAACTAAGTTATTCCTGTCCCGGAACCTTTGCTTTGTCAGGCCTCTATATTTGCGCAAAACGTGCAAATATGGTTCAAAACGATTCACTGCTAGACAAACCATCCCTCGTCTCCCGGGTCATCAAGACCGAACTTGTAAACTGGCGGGAGTTCAAATTCATCCAGGCCAATAACTTCAAAGACTTCGAGCCTGAAGCAGCTCACAAACTGAAAGCCTCGATCCTGGGTAACAATTTCACTCAACCGTTTTATGCCTGGGAGGATCCGGACGGGATCGTTTACTGTCTCGACGGCAAGCACCGGACAAAGATGCTCGAGGAGCTGATCAGCGAGGGTTACGATGTCCCATATCTCCTGCCGGCCACATTCGTTCATTGCGACCGCAAGAAGGAAGCCGCCAAGCTGGTCACAATCTATTCCTCCATCTACGCCCGGGTGAGCCAACAGGGGCTGTTCGATTTCCTGAAAGAATACGATATCGCCATGGACGAGATAAAGGGGCAGATAGACCTCCCGGAGTTTTCATTCGACCGGTTTGAGCAGAAGTTTGATATCCCTGGAATAGAAAGTCTGACCGATGAGGATGAAGAGGAGCTTTACCCGGATGATCCTATCATTATAATACCAGGAGATATATTTCAGCTTGGGAGGCACACCCTTTTTGTCTCTGGTTTTGAAGATGCCCCCTTTGCAGAATATATGAATGATAAGGCTCGCATACTCATGACAGATCCTCCGTACAATCTTCCGACAGATTTCTTTCTGAAGATTACAAAGCACGATGACTTCGCCATGGGTGCCGGTGAAATGACGGATGATGAATTTGTCACCTTCTTAGGCAAGATCATGCAGAAGGCCAGAGATGTTTCTGTGGATGGGGCTATACACTATATCTTCATGGATTTTCGGCATTCCTGGCACATGACTGAGGCGGCTAAAAAAATATACGGTTCCCCGGAACCAAAGCAGGTTTGTGTGTGGGCAAAGGATGTTATGGCTAATGGCTCTTTCTACAGAGCAAAGCATGAATTCTGTTTTCTGTTTAAATCCGGAAATGCAAAGCATGTCTCTCACATCGACTTGGCGGATCGGATCAGGTCAAACGTCTGGAATTACCCTTCAGCACACAGCCAGGCAAACCCTGACAAGGATGAGCTTAAGAACCACCCGACACCGAAACCAATTCAGATGATTGCCGATGCCATCCTTGACAGTACAAACGAGGGAGAGATTGTCAATGACTTCTTCCTTGGATCCGGTAGTACTCTAATTGCATGCGAGAAAACAAACCGTACCTGCGTTGGTAGTGAAATTGAGCCTAAGTATGCACAGTCGATTATAAGACGGTACATCAATTTTTGTCGAAAGACAGGAAACATTCCGGAGGTGGTTCACGTAAATGGGAACCTCACTCTAACCGATTTTGAAAATGAACGAACAGGAAGTTAATGACATGGCTGCAGAAAAAGATAAGATTGTCAAATACCTTGAAAATCAACTCAAGATGATGAAAGAGCGTTTAAGGACTTTTGAAACCCCAATTGATGAAAACACTCTAAAAGATATCAGAAAGGTTGAAGAATTGATTCTCAAAAAACAGATTTGGTTGCTTGAAGATCAACTCGAAGTTATTAAAATGATGTGATGGGAAAGAAGAAGTCTTCAAATCTCGAACTCGAAAAACGCCTTAGAGTGGTCCAGGAATGGCTCATGCAGGGCTATGACACTCCTGATATTGTCCGCCAGATCACAACGAAGTGGGAGGTTACCGAACGGCAGGCGTATAAGTACATCGAGAAGGCTTTTGAAGAGTTCAAAGCTCGCTCAGAGCGTAGGATGGAGTTTCTGAGAGCATACCACACCAGCACCAGGAAGAAACTATTCCGAGACCTTGCAGCAAAGAATACCCCTGAAGGAGCCAAGGCTGCACTGTCGATCTTGCAAGATATCGCGAAGCTGGACGGGTTGTACGTTGAGAAAGTCAGCCATCACATTACCGATATTCCACACAACGAAGATCATCGGGTGCTTTTTGAGGACTTCAAGGAAGGAAAGGAAGGGTGATATGGTATGCCTAAATTCAGGTTCAATAAAATTTACAAACCTGTCTTCTCTTCCACCAATCGCTATATCGATATCTGGGGTGGCAGAGGCCGTGGTGGATCCCACTTTGGAACTGATTACTTCCTTTTCCTGATTACCCAACCCCGATACTTCCGGGGCTATTTTGTCCGGCAAACTTTCAACGACATCCGGGATTCTCTATTTCGTGATTTTAAAGACAGGGTTCAAGATAACCCCACCTTACGCCTTGAGGACTTTCACATTCAAGAGAATGAAATGAGAATCCTCTACAAGCCTACCGGGAACCTGATCATGTCCAAGGGGGTAAAGAAAGAGGGGCAGCGGACAGCAAAGATGAAATCCCTTGCCGGGGCTACTCACGTTCTGATCGAAGAAGCGGACGAAATTGGCAAGGAGGATTTCGACCAGCTCGACTTATCGCTTAGAACAATGAAGGCTGAGCGTATTCAGATCCTTCGAATCTTCAATCCTCCATCAAAGAATCACTGGATATGGAGAGACTACACATTGACTGATTCGGAAATCGATGGCTATTTCCAGGCTTATCCAAAAGCCGGGTCCGACATTCTTTCAATCTTCAGCACCTATCATGACAACCTTCGGAATATTCAGGAATCTACTATTACCAAGTTCGAAGCCTTCAAGGATTCCGATCCGGAGTATTATTACACGGTTGTCAATGGCTTAATCTCTGAAGGTTCACGGGGACGGATTTACAAAGGATGGAAAGTTATTAGCGACGAGTTTTTCAAAAAGCTTGAGTACCGGTCTGTGTACTGTCTCGACTTTGGGTATTCAGATGACCCAAACGCTCTTGCTGAAATCAAACACCATGGGCAGCATTTGTATGCAAAAGAACTGCTATATGAACCAGGGCTCGACAATCTTGCCCTTGCAAAACGATTGATTGATCTGGGAATTTCAATCAAAGATACGATCATCGCTGATCCAGGTGGAGGGGGTGATCTTCGGATTGCGGAACTCCGAAGAGGCTGGCCGAACATCGATGGGTATCCTCAACTTAAGGAAGGTTTCACCATTTTCCCAACTATCAAGGGTCCCGGGTCAATCAATATCGGAATCAACATGGTGAAGGCATGTACCGTTCACTGGACTGAAAGCAGTAAAAACGCCTGGCACGAGTTCCAGGAATATAAGTGGGCATTGGACAAGGATAAAAACCCAACGGATACACCTGTTGATAAGGATAATCATTTGTGTGATGACTTGCGGTATCATGAGCTCTCCCGAGGGAGAGTATTCTAACACTTAATTTTACCCAAATGTTATATCTGTATCTCAACTTAAGTATATTTGTATCTGGTTTGTCTTATTGCTGTTGCAGGCAAAACCATTTGAACAAGTAAGGCCGCTGGGAGAGCGGCCTTTGTTTAATTATCTATATAGTATCACCAGATACAAAAGCGGGTAAAGTATCTAAATCTATGAGACTTGACTTTTATTCAAAACGATTATATATTTGCATCGAGAATTATGATTGATTAAAATGAATATCGTGATTATATTACAGAGACTGAATGATAAGCGAACTGGGAGGATATTTTTATGACCAAAGTTGAAGACATAGCTAATTTCTTCATTAACAAAGGCATAAGTGAAGATTTACCGATCACACCTATGAAATTACAAAAGCTTTTATATTTTGCTTACGGTTGGTATACTATGATATCGAAAGATAGGCCGTTATTCAATGAGTCCTTTCAAGCTTGGCAGTTTGGTCCTGTTTGTAGTTCCATTTATCATTCATGCAAGAAATACCGAAATAATCCAATTACAGAGAGAATTGATTCAGAGGCAAGTAATATCGATGTGGAATTAACTAAATATCTGGAAGGAATTTGGGGTATCTACAAAGATTCTAGTGCGATTCAATTATCGAATGAAACCCATCGCATTGGAACCCCTTGGTATATAGTTACCAATGGAGGGAAAGAAATTTGGCCTGATACAACGATTGAATGGCAACTAATAAAAGAGTACTTTCATAAACTTTACAACGATTCAACCGCCAGTAACTAGCAGTTAATATTTATTACTTTATGACTTTAGATGAAATCTCAGTTGAAACACTGCTCGATAGATTGCAAACTTATAATTCTGAGCCAATAGAAAATAAAAGTAGTGATATATATAGTCGTGCTAGTAAGGAAAATGCTGCATACGCAAAAGGTAACTATAGTGATCAAAAGGAAGCGTTAGATTTAAAGCGGGGAAATCTAGAGATTATACACAAAAAAAACATTTTCCTCTTTGCCATGCTTTTAGTTGTTGCTTGGATAGCTTTTGTAATGATTGTAATTATATCTAATAGTATTGGATACGTGCCTTTTTTTAAAAATAGTTGGGATATGTCCGATGTCACATTAGTAGCATTAATAACAACAACAACTGCAAATATTATTTTTATCATTCATGTTATTGTAAAGAATTTATATCCAGGCCTAAACAATATCAATAATAATGATAATAGCCAATAGATGCTATCGACCATATTATTGCTCTGTTGGAGATTTGTTTAATCGGCAACGAAATAAAACATCAGATACTTTCTTTTTTTTGTTTGCCATTGCAATTTTAATTTAATTAAACACTTATTACCCTATCTCACAACAACATATAGATAGTATTTTCCAGAAATTTCAGAGATGGGACCAGCTGATCCGCCCCTAATGTTGTCACATCCCGGTGTCCCGGCATACCTATCGTTGTATTCACGTTCATACTGGGATATAATATCAGGATACTTACTTTCCGTTATAAGAAACATCTTGGAATACACATGATGATTAGCTTGTCTTGCATTTGGGTTTCCGGTTTTGCCGATTTTAAAGTGCGGGTATTCGGCCATTATAGTATTAATAGATCTTGTTATATGAGTCCTTGTAACCGCAGGTTTAGAAGACTTGAGTATTTTTTTACAATAGCTTTTGTAAATATCTTTTCTAGAAATTAGAGAAAGTTCTGAGCTCTTTTTGTTGCTATTCTCAAATAGCAAACCCAGAGCTACGGCAACAGCGACAAGTGGTAATAATGGCCCCATATTAATAACAAATTTTACAAGGTGAATATCCTCTTCGCTTTGCTTCGCTTAAAGCAACTTTCGATATTCCAGCTTTACACCTGGCCAACCCACGACACTCATGGCTATGGTAGGCATAAGCCCTAGAACTATTACAAATCAAAACCATCACCTCTTTTTGTTTCTGCTTTTTGTCGGTAGTGTCCTTTTTGATCTTTTGGCTGGAAGGCTTTGCCTTACTTTTAATTTCTGATTTCTTTACGGTAACGGTTGTGTCCTTTACCTCAACTTTTTTCTCCGTTTTGGTTACCTGGGCAGGATGTTTGGTTGCCGGCTCCTGTGCAAAAAGCAAAGAGGACAAGAAAAAGGCAAAGAAAATAAGGGCTAATTGTTTCATAATGTTTAAATTTTAGATTGATCGACACAAATATATAAAAGGTTTTTTCTGTTTGATAAATTCTCGATAATTATTTTGTTAATAACTCGACCTTTAGAGGGATAACTTTCTTTCAAATCAGTTTTTTTTGTATATAGTTTTGAGGCTCTGTAATAAGTGCCTCAAATGCTAGACCGTGTAAAGTCCTTTTTTGGTTTTTCTACTCCCGTCAAGTCTGTTGTAAAACAGGGTGATGGGTATTTTTATGCCTTCGGATTTCCAAAGACCGTACAGGAAACGATAACCATTCAGGGACAAATAGCAGCATATAATGTCTGTGCACCGGTGAATGGCATCATAAACCGGAAAGCTCGCGCATTCAGTAACGCTCGGTGGTGGGTGATGGATAAGGACGGAAAAGAGGTAAACGGACAGGTACCAAACGCCATCAGGGCAATTCTCAGAAAGCCAAACCCCCTGCAGTCATGGAACCAGCTGATGATCCAGGCAAAGGTTTATGAACAGGTTTTCGGGGAAGCTTTCCTGTTCGCCATCACTCCGGAAGGCTTCAGAGATAAATCGAAAGTTAAAGCCATTTGGGTAATCCCGAATTGGATGATCAATGTGAAGCTGACCGGAAAACACTTGCTTCAGACGGATATCAAAGATATCATCGAGGGCTACGAACTATCTGTCGGAGGGGAACGGATCCTACTGGATCGTGATAGTATTATTCATCTCAGAGATGCAAACCAGAACAATCAGGACGTACTCCTCGGCCAGAGTAGACTTGCCTCACTGCAGGATCCTGTAAGCAATATTGTCGCAGCTTACGAGGCAAGAAACACGCTCATCACAAGAAAGGGAGCACTTGGGATCCTATCAAACCAAACCAGGGATGCAGCCGGTTCTGTTCCCCTTAAGCAAGGAGAAAAGGAAGAAGTGCAAAATGACTTCCAAAAGTATGGCTTAAGCAAAGAGCAATGGCAGGTAATCATTACAAACAGCAACCTGCGATGGCAGTCGATGACATTTCCGACTAAGGAATTAATGCTCTTCGAAGAAATCGAGGATGATGTCCGGCAGATTGCTGACAACTACGATTACCCGATGTATCTACTAGGGTTTAAAGCCGGCTCTACATTCAGCAATGTTGGAGAGGCAAAGAAAAGCCTGTATCAGGATACCATCATT